AGCAGGTAATCTGCTAAAGGCCTTGAAACAGGCTTATCTGGCTAAGAAGCTCGATTTTCTTGGGCTCCTGAACCAGGTGGCTGATGCTCAGCTTGTGTATGCATTCGGTCTAGCCCCTACAGTGTCTGACTCCTTCGACTTGTCATCGAAGGCTCAGCGGATACTTCAACGTATGGTTGACAAAGAATTCCTCGTCTTCCATGCGGGTAGGGGCCTCTCTTCACTAACACTCGAGAGTAGCGTGAAATTACCAATTGCGCAAATCTTTAGTGGGACTAAAGTGGAAGCACGGTCAAAGGTTGTTGCCAGAATTCATCCTGACAGCCTCCTTGCAGCCGTCTTACCTCTAAAGTCATTCGGTGTCCTACCAACTCTGTCAGCTATATGGGATCTTATCCCATGGAGCTTCCTCATTGATTGGGCCACTGACAATGGTTCACGTCTGGATGCAGTCGACACTTCAGCGATTTTCCTATCGTTGGATATTGCCTACTGCGTTCATTCACTCACATTCATTTATGAGTTCAATGAAGACGACCAGTATCTGAATAACTTTACTGTTCCACAGGGTTCTTCGGCAGGGTATAAGCTCTATGAGCGGTTCTCCACGAGGGAGCCGCCCATTCTTACGCCCACCCGATTACCAGTTTTTAACGAACCCGGTATCCCGAATTTCGGGACCGCCGGAGCCCTTGCCTGGCAGAATCTCCGTGGTTAGGAGCTCTTCTATTGGCTACACCCCTTAATTCAACACGGGTCGCGGAAGTCCATGCCGAAGATCGGCGCTCCGCTTCCCTTATATCATCGATTACTCGAAAGGAGTATCACAATGACTGTTGCATTATTGAACCTCAACACGGACGCCATTAATACGGTGTCCATCCGCCCTCTGGGTCGAGCCGATTATGTTATTATCGACACGGTCCATGACGAGACCAAAGATGAGTCTGTCTATCGGCGGGTTGTTGGTGACCCTGCAGCGCCTGCGACGTTGCGCGTTGGCGTCTATCCGGTTGCTCCTAAAAACGGCAACCCGAAGATGACCAATACCTCTGCGAAGCTCACAAGCTTCGTTCGGAAAACGGAAGGCGACGTTGTTACTGACATCGCTGTCAGTGGCGTCATCGCCCTGACCATGCCTGATGGCGTGGATCCAGATGAGCTCCAGAATTTCGTGGAGAATCTCATTACCGTTGCGCTGTCGACGGCCTTAGGCATTCACAACAGTGATGCCTTGACCGAATTTCAGTTTGGGGTCACAAACGGTGTGCTAGGCCATGCCGAAACCGGCTCAGCCTAGGAGGCCCCTGCATGTATAGTCCGAGGGTTACAATACCCTCCTCTGAGGGACAGTTCTCACTAAACCTCCGTGAGGACGTTCCTCAGGACCGACGCAGGGAGTGGGGATTAAATTATGAAACGTTAAAACTCACTCTCGGTGCTTGGTGTTCTCTCATCGGCGACTCTCCTGTCGATATTAAGCCCAACAGGGTCATCAGAAAGTTCGTTTCGAACTACCTTTCCGACCCTAAGGCTATGATAGGGCGCCTTGCCGAGTTAGGCGATCGCTTGACAAAGTCTGTTGAGCGTACGCCTGACGGAGCTATCATCATTCGTGATGATATGTTCGATGCTTTTCGTTCTACCCCGGTTTTCCGGGAATATCACTACTTCCATCGAACGAAGGACGCTGTGACCTTTCGGTATTTGCTGTCATTCCTGTATTTTGGGAAGAGGACAGCTTTTATCGATCGATCGCTTGAAGCCACTGCCTTTCGCAAGTGGCAACAGGTTGAAGAGAGTCTGGGTAATTTAGAACTACCAGACTGGGTAGGGAATTTGCGCCCTTTCATGGACGCGATTTTCTCCCGGGCTGAGGAGTTTTATTTTATTCCGAAACATGGTAGCGGCAGAGTGTCACAACGCAATGTTGCAACTGTGTTAGGAAAGACCCTGAGGCTAAAACTTTCGCCTAAGCTTAGGTATATGTATTATCAGAGTTACCTGAGTAACCCCGAAGGTAGTACGCCTTTGGCTTTTCCAGGTCTGGACGTCAATGAAGACGATACGTTTGATGTCGCAAGATTAAAGTTCGTTCCTAAAACTTGGAAGACTAGTAGGTCCATCTGTATGGAACCGCTGGTGTACCAGTGGGCGCAACAAGGTGTGCGCCTTTGGTTCGAGCGTTCCTTGGCTTCTGGACCCCTCCGGGACGTCGTTGTTCTGGAGGACCAGGCGGTGAATCAACAAGCCGCAAGATTTGGTTCTCAAACCGGTCTTGTCGATACTATTGATTTGTCAGCTGCCTCGGATAGCGTTTCGTTAGCACTAGTACGGAGGATCTTCCCCCCGAAGGTTCTTCGTCACCTGTTGGCGACACGCTCAACGCGAGTTGAGCTACCGGATGGGCAGATTTATGTACCACATAAGTTTGCTCCTATGGGATCTGCATTGTGTTTCCCGGTGCAGTGCTCAATCTACTCCGCCATTGTCATGATGGTAGGGGTTGCTCAGACGTATTCCTTGGACTGGCGTAAGCCAGGCGTTTTTGATTCGCTTGATATTCAGCGAGCCCTTAAGTGGGCTTTCTGGAAGGATTTTGGGTCACGAGCGTATGGCTACCAACCATTCCGTATATATGGCGACGACATCATTGTCGATAAGGCATTGACATCAAACGTCATAGAGTGCCTGTCTAAGCTTGGCTTCGTGGTGAACAAGGAGAAATCCTTCTACGCCGAAGACGCTTACCGTGAAAGTTGCGGTAAGCATTACTTGGTGGGGGAGGATGTCACACCGTTCTACTGCAAGACCAAGCCTATGACTGAGAGGCTGAAGATTGACGCGTTGGTTAATCTAATTGATCATGCCAACCGCGCCCTCCAGTACGGGTACTTACATCTTCGTAAGTTTCTCGTACAAGAGGCACTATATCGCCCAATACATGGGGTGGTACAGCGCGATGGGATGAACCCGATTCTCTTCACTGAGGACCGGGATCAATCCTGTGCGATCTTCACTGACCGTGTTAAGAACTCCCACTTAAAGAAGCGGGTTTACGATCCGCAGAAACCGAGTGAGGATACTCGTTACCTCTATCAAAGGGACGAGGTCTGCAGTATCACGGTCAAGCCAGGTGTGAGATGGGACAACTCCGACTTGGAGGAGTACCACTATCTCGTCTGGTGGCGCTCTCGGTATCGCGACCGAGGAAGCCCCCTAGAATTACCGGGGGAGGTCACGAAAG